ATAGACAGAACTAATGCAACAGGTAGATTTGCTAAATCATTTAAAAGCAGTGTTACTGAAGATGGTTTTGAAATATCTTCTGACGCTAAGTACGCAGGTGCTGTAGATGGTGGTGCAGGTATAGCTAAGTCCAACAGGGAAGGCTACGATAAGAAAAGAAGGTTAGAGGAATGGGCTAAAGCTAAGGGGATTAGACCTGTATCTAAGTTAAAAAACGGATATAAGTTTAGAAAAATGAATACAGATAGTAATAGTGCATTTAAGTCTATGATATTTGCTATTTCTAAGTCTATTGCTAAAAAAGGTACAATAAAGAGATATCAGTACAAAGGTAGTGAAATATTTGATAGAGTATTTGAATCTATGCGTAAAAAAGTAGGTTTAGATATAAAAGACGGATTTAGTGCGGACCTTAGAGATGAGCTTATAAAAATAGTAAAAATAAATGGTAATTTAAAGAAATAAACAATGGCAATCAATACAAGAAGTCCATATTACGTGAGTACTTCAATACAAGGTACACATTATACTACTTTAGATATTTATATTTGGGATGGTTCTGCTACCGCAACAACAACACCAAAATACAGTTTAAAGAAATATCCAATAAGTGGAAGTACACGAGTAAGTTATGAGATTTCAGAACTTATAAGGGATTATATAGATACAACATTTGATGGTAATTATAACGGACAATCAGTTTGGTTTAAGTCAATTACAAAGGTTTATAATTTTTTTGATGTCCCATTTAACACTATTAATTCAAGTACAACATCTGCATTTGATAGTTATTCTTATTTTGAAGAACAATATTCTTTTAACATAGGGTTAAAATCTTTGTTAATGAGTAACAGAGAGATGTTTGTTTTAGCAGACAATGTTTTTAGAATACCAATTCATACGCTTAACAATCCTACTGTATTATTTCTTAAAGATGGTGAAGTAGTATCATTGCAAACATTATCAAATAGTTCTGAAAGTTCTACACAAGTAAAATACATTTCTATTGATGGTATTACAGGTAATTATGATTCTTTTAAAAGCAGGGTTTTAGAAGACAATGGAACTTTTGAAGATAGTAAATGTTTACAAGACTTTTTAAGTGAATTTGAAATTGGAGAGGTAGACACAATAAAGGTGTCAGATTCATACGGTACTGAAACTATAAAGGTTGTCACATTAGATGAATGTAAATACGAACCAAAAAAAGTAACCTTTGTAAATAAATTTGGTGTATTACAAGATATGTTCTTCTTTAAAAAATCAGTTGAAAAGATGACTGTTAAAAAGGAATCTTACAAGGCTAACATAAGGAATCAATCTAACCAATACAGTATAAGTAGCCACGTTAATAGAGAATTTAATGTTGTAGGTAATGAAAGTATTTCTTTAAGTAGTGGTTTTTTAAGTGAAGAATACAACGAAGTATTTAAACAACTAATGTTATCGGAAAAAGTTTGGGTAACAAACGTTACAGAGACGAGTGTACAAGTATTACCGGTAAATGTTAAAACAAGTGATATTACTTACAAGACATCTTTAAATGATAAGTTAGTAGAATACACGATAGAATTTGATAATTCATTTGACACCATAAATAACATTAGATAGATGCAAAAAATACAGTTATATATTCAAGGGCAAAGGATTGATTTGTTTGAAGATGAAGGCGTTACAGTTACGCAAACAATTCAGAACATAAAAGATATATCAAAGGTATTTACGGATTTCTCAAGAACCTTTAGCGTACCAGCCTCAAAAACAAATAATAAGATTTTTACACACTATTATAATTATGATATTACCAATGGTTTTGATGCGAGAACTAAAAAAAATGCAAATATAGAACTAAACAACATACCGTTTAGGACAGGTAAAATAAAACTTGAAGGAGTTGATTTAAAGAATAATAAACCTCATACATACAGGATTACTTTTTTTGGCAGTACTGTAACTTTAAAGGATTTGTTAGGAGAAGATAAGTTAAATGACTTAGTTAGCTTGAGTCAGTATGATTTAGGCTACAGTCCAGAAAGTGTTAAAGGTAAATTAATAACTCCACCAAGCTCAACAAACCACGTTATAGCACCTTTAATAACGCATACACAGAGGCTTTATTATGATAGCACCAAAAATAACGACATACTTGATAGTGGCGACTTGCATTATTTTGCTGGAAATGGCGTGCATAGGCACGGTGTTAAATGGAATGAGTTAAAGTACGCTTTAAGGGTAAATAAAATAATTGAAGCAATAGAGTTTGACTATGGAGTGGAATTTAGTTCAGACTTTTTTAAGAATACTAATGTAGATGAGTTTAATAACTTGTTCTTATGGCTACATAGGAAGTCTGGAGCAGTTGAAGACCTTTCTGGAGTTGAAAATGTAAATTATTCTAAATTAATTGACTCATTTACACCAACTGGTACTTTTATACCAAACATAAACAACAACGGAACAACTGTTGGTTTATTTGTCTATAATCAAGGAGGTGCTACGCCAGTTACAGACTCAACAGTTACAATAAGTAGTACTTCTGGAGTTGCTTATAGTGTAGTCGTAAGATTGAATGGTAGTACTTACCAAACAGAAGCAGATAAAATAGATAACTATACTTTTGATTTAAACAATATGCCAAATGGCACTTGGACAATAACATTAGAAACTGCAACCTCAAATAGTTTTACAAATGTTTCTTGGGATTTTACAAGTGTGCAAAACGAAGGTTCTTATACAGGTACTTTGACTTCTTCAAGTATAAATATAGCTGCAATATTTGTGTTTAATATTTCAAAGCAAATGCCAGAAATAAAAATAATAGATTTTTTGAGTGGTTTGTTTAGAACATTTAATTTAACTGCTTATGTTGAAGATGATATTATAAAAGTAGAGACATTAGATAGTTTTTACGAATCTGGTAGAGGTTCGGATACTTCAACAGAAGAAGCTTACGATATAACAGGGTATATTGATGTTGATACGGCTTCTGTAGACGTTCCGTTAATTTACAATGATATTCTATTTAAGTTTAAGGATACAAAGACTTTTTTGGCTAATAAGTTTGGTGAAATACAGAATCGTGCTTGGGGAGAAAGTACTGCTGTTATTGAAAATAATGAAATTAAGCTATCTGGTAGTCAATATAAGGTTGAAGTTCCTTTCGGAAAGATGTTATTTGAAAGACTTACCAACCAAGCAAATGTTTTTGATAAGACAACTCTTATTCAATGGGGATGGAGTGTAGATAAATCTGAAAATGCATATTTAGGAAGCCCTTTACTGTTCTATCCTATTCACTCAACTACTGGAAATATTTCTTTTGTAGATGAAGTTGATTCAGATAACGTTCCAACGAATCACATCCCTATTTCAAGTGCAAACCTACCTTTTAATAGTGTTTCTAAAGACCCTACAGTAAACGCAAGTCAGTTAAGCTTCTTTAATGAGCAGAATGAATGGACATTAAATAGTGATTTTGATGGTACGCTTTATAAAGATTACTACAACGAGTACATCACTAACATTTTTGACGTTAGTAGTAGGCTTATGAAAGTAACTGCATATTTACCTTTAAGTATATTAGTTAATTACAATTTATCAGACAGGTTTGTGATAAGTGGAAATAAATATAAAATAAATAGTATAACAACTAATTTATATACTGGAAAATCTGAAATAGAATTATTAAACGACATATAATGATAAGAGAAACTTTAGAATTACTAAGAGATAAAGAGTGGTTAATTGACGATAAGGATATCAATATAGCTAAAGGATTATATGAAATGCCTTCAACATTTAAGGAATTAAGAACCAATAACAAGAGAAAAAAACTAACAAAAGATGGCGGTAGAAACTTATAAAATAAAGATTGATGTTGAAACACAAACAGCATCTATTAGAGACCTTAGAGGTCAGATTGTTGCTACTCAAGTTCCTGTAAAACAACTTAGGGAGGAATTTGGAAACTTCGCAACAACAGTTAATTCGACTAAATTTAATAAATTTAACAATCAACTTCAAGGAACCAAAGGCATAGCTGAAGGGATGAATAAATTCCAAAGGTCTACAGGTGGTGCTGCAACCTCTGTATTGGAACTTGGTAGGGTTGTTTCAGATGCACCTTATGGTATTAGAGGTATGGCGAATAACGTATCTCAATTAGCCTCTAATATGCTTTTTGGAGCACAACAAATAGACAATGCTACAGGAAAGGCAGTAGGGTTTACAGGTGTTTTAAAGGGAATGGGGAAAGCTTTTATAGGACCTCTTGGTATATTATTCGCTATACAAGCGGTTGTTGCGGCAGTTGATTATTTTTACGGAGGAATGAAGAAAGCGGAGGAAGCTGTGGACGACACAACATCAGCACTTGAAAAACAAAGCAAAGAGCTTATAAAAATAACTACTGAATATGAAAAATATTTAAAAATAAAAGAAGTTGTTTTTCAAGGAGCCGTAAAAGAAAGGGAGCTACTTGGAGCGTTAACCGCTACGACTCTTGACTCAGAATTTCCAGAAGATAGGAGAATAATAGCATTAAATAAACTTATAGAACTATATCCAAAATATTTTAAGGGTTTAAAGGTTACGGATGTAGGTAAATTACTTAAAGCAGAGGATGCTGTAAATAAAATACTTGAGAATAGGGCTAAGTTAAAGAAAGCTATAACAGATGCAAGTATAGTTTCAAACGAAATACAATTAGAACTTATAAAAAAGAAAGCAGATAAGAATTATAAAGACAATCTGGTCGAGCTATATGAAGAGCAGAAGCAAGCAAGGGAGTTGATAAAAATATATAGCTCCTTAGATTTAACTCTTAAAGATAAAAAGGATGGAAAGGACAGGGATAGGGTAATTGGACTAGATTTAGATAGCATAGATATAGGGGAGGAAGCAAAGAAAGGTAAAAAAATGCTTAAAGCTGTTGCAGATGCTATGGGTATAGATATGAAAAAAGACCCTTTAGAAATAGACACCAACCTTGACCTCACATTAAGTCCTGAAGCTAAAAAGATGGCAGCCGATGCTCTTAAGGCACAAGTTGCTGATATGGTTATGAGTTCTGAATTAGAGGATTTTAAGAGTTTCGCAGACAGTAGTAAGGATATAATTAGTTCTATAGCTGATTTTACAAGTGCTGAGTTTGACAGAGAGCTAACTATAGAGCAAAACAAAACAAACGTTTTAAACAACGAGTTAAACAAAAGGCTTCAAAACGAGAATCTATCTAAGGAACAAAGACAAGCAATACAGAACCAAATAGCTCAAAATGACGAAAAGCTAAGGATTAAACAAGAAGTTATTGAGAGAAAGAGGTTTAATATGCAAAAAGCCGCAAATATTGCAACAGCATTAATGGACACGGCATCTGCTGCGGCAGGAGTTATGGCTCAAGCTAAAGGAGGTTTTTTCGCAAGACTTGCTCAAGCGTTACCAACTATTGCTTTTGGTTTAGCTCAGGTAGCTACGATTTCAAGACAGAAGTTTCAAACATCAGCAGGTAGCTCTCCAGCACAAGCTACAGGTAGCAGTAGTGGTGGAGGCGGAGCACGTGCAGAACCTTCATTTAATATAGTAGGCGGTAGAACTAAAGAAGATGCGTTGTTAGGTGCGATACAAGATAAGTTTGACCAACCAATAAGAGCTTTTGTTGTGTCAGGAGATGTAACCAGTCAACAACAATTAGATAGAGTTATTGTAAGCTCTTCAAGTATCTAAAATAAAACAATTATAATTAATAAAGTTACCATAATATAAAACAATAGTTATGAAAAATTTAGATACAATAGAATTATTTATTGATGACGCCAGAGAAGATGACGGTATTGAGGCAATTTCTTTGGTAGAATTTCCTGCCATTGAGGAGAATTTTATAGCTCTTAGTAAGCACAAGGTGGAGTTTAAGACCATAGATTCTGATAAAAGAATCATAATAGGATTGGCATTAGTTCCAGATAAGAAGATATACAGACGCAAGGGAGAGTATGAATATAACGTAATATTTTCAAAAGAAACCGTAAGAAAGGCTTCTGAGCTTTACTTGAAAAAACTTAAATTAAACAACACAACCTTAGAACACGAAGCTCAGATGGTTGAAGGCGTCTCTGTTATAGAGTCTTGGACAGTAGACGACCCTAAGATGGATAAAACTGCTTTATATAATTTAAACGCACCAAGTGGCTCTTGGGCGGTAATTATGAAAGTGTATGATGATGAAATATGGAAAGATGTTAAAAACGGAAAGTATTTAGGATTTAGTATTGAAGGTATGTTTAGTGACAGGGAGGAAGATAATGAAGAGATTGAGGCTTCTAAAGCACTAGAGGAACTTAAAAAATTATTATCATAATGAGTAAAGCTGTTTACTGTTACTGTAAGAATACTTATTCAATAGAATGCGATAAAGGAAATAATAAGAGATGCAATGCACCAGACTATTGGAAGCAAGGCGTAGGAGACATAAGCAATACTGCCGAAGAAGATTAAAATACGACAGTACATTTATAAATAGTTATATTAATATAAACCAATAAGTATGAAAGCAACAGAAATCCTTAACAACGTCAAAGAGCTTTTAAATCTATCTAAGATAGAGGCAAAGATTGAAGACGTATTAGTTGAAGAAACGGTAGAATTATCTACAGAGGAATCAGCAGAAGAAGTTATAGAGGAAGTTAGTGAAGTATTACTTGCTGAAGAAGAGGTTGTAGTACCTACAGAAGAAGTTGCAGAAGCACCAATGATGTACGTAACACCTGAAGAATTATCAGCAGTTAAAGCGGAATTACTTTCGATGATTAAAGCATTAATCGAGGATAAGCCAATGGGAGACGTAAAAGAAGTTCCTCAAGAGTTATCAAAACAAGAAGAAGTTGAATTATCTGAAGATGTAGAAGAAGTTGTGCATTCTCCAGAAAACTCAATAGAAACTAAAAAGAATTTATTATCAAACCAAAACAAATCTATGACTACTGAGCAAAGAGTCAATAGTATGTTATTCAACTAAAATTAAATAAAAATGGCTACTACAAGTATTACTACTACTTATGCTGGTGAAAGTGCAGGAAAATATATCTCTGCTGCTTTATTATCAGGTAACACAATCGCAAATGGTGGATTAACTATCAGACCAAATGTAAAATTCAAAGAGGTTGTAAAAAGATTGGAATTAGACGGAATCGTAAAAGATGGTTCTTGTGATTTCGCTGATACATCAACTTTAACTCTTACTGAAAGAATTATTGAACCAAAAGAATTACAAGTTAACTTAGAACTATGTAAGAAAGATTTCCGTTCTGACTGGGATGCAATCCAAATGGGATATTCTGCTTTTGATAACTTACCTTCTTCTTTCCAAGATTACTTAATCTCTTATGTTGCTTCTAAAGTAGCACAAAAGAATGAGAATACAATTTGGCAAGGTGCTGATGCTACCGATGGTGAATATGCAGGTTTTTCTGAATTATTAGCTGCTGATGCAGGTGCTGTTGCAGGTCAAACAATCACTGGTATTGCAGGTGGTGTTAATGCTGGTAACGTTGTTGATGAATTAGGAAAGATTGTAGATGCTATTCCTTCTGCACTATACGGAAGAGAAGATTTACATATTTACGTTTCACAAAACATCTTTAGAGCTTACAAGAGAAGTTTAGGTGGATTTGCTGCTGGAGGACAAGGTGCTGCAGGTGTAGGTTCAATGGGAAATAACCAAGATGTAAATGTTTTATACTTTGATGGTGTAAAAGTATTTATGGCTAACGGATTGGCTGCTAACGTAGCTGTATCAACTACTAAGGACAACTTATGGTTCGCTACAGGTTTATTATCGGATGCGAATGAAGTTAAAATTTTGGATATGAGTGATTTAGATGGCTCACAAAATGTTCGTGTGATAATGAGGTACACAGCTGCTGTACAGTATGGAGTTATTGAAGACATCGTAACATACGGAATCTAATAACAATTAAATAAATACAAAAAAGGGTAGGTGGTTCGTCTACTTACCCTTTTTTATTAACTAATAATAAAATATAATAATATGGCTTGTGATATTAACTCAGGGAGATTAGAACCTTGTAAAGACAGCGTAGGTGGAATCAATGCGGTTTACTTTGTGAACTACGGAGATTTAGGTGCTATTGTTCCTAATTCTACTGATAGTGACGTAATTGACAGTGTTGGAGCGTCCGTAGATGCTTACAAATATGAAGTTAGAGGAAACTCTACCTATACCGAAAACATTCAATCAAGTAGAGAGAATGGAACTACCGCTTTCGAGCAAGTGTTAGAATTGACACTTAAAAAATTAACCAAAGAAGACCATAAGACAATTAAATTATTGGCTTTTGGTAGACCTAACATTTTAATCGAAGACAATAACGGAAACGTATTTTTAGTTGGATTAGAACACGGAGCTGATGTTACAGGTGGTACTATCGTTACAGGTGGTGCTATGGCTGATATGTCAGGATATACTTTAAGCTTTTCAGGTATGGAGAAAGTTCCTGCTAATTTCTTAAACAAAACATCTGCTACTGAATCTGCAACGGTTACTATTGAAGGAGCAGGATTTACTATTGTATCAGGTTCATAAAACTTAATACCCTTAATTGATTTACCCTACTTTAACGAGTGGGGTTTTTTAATTAAATAAAACAAAATAATATTATTTAGTTATCATAGTATGTTAATATTAAACCCAACATCTGAAGAGAGTTCAATAAAGATTATTCCAAGAAGCTTAGACATCTCAGGCGAGATATCTTTTAAGCTTAGAAGGGATGGCGATGGTATTATTGAGCATCTGTACAGTACTGCTATAACGTCAGACACTACATTATACACAGCAGACTCATCAGAAGTTACAGCTGATAGAACAAATGATATAATAATAGCGACTGTTAATGGTGATTTTGTTGTTGTTACATTTCCTTCAGATATACTTGAAGAAGACTCTACTTATTATTTAGAAATAGATAAAGATGGAGAATTGTGGTACAGGGATAAAATTTATGCTACGTCTCAAACTAAGGTTGATATGGAGTTTAATAAGCACGAAATAGGTAATGGAACAATATACAAGACCTACGACAAGACAGATGATAATACATACATAATATAATGAAAAAGAGCAATATTAAAAAAGAGTATAAAGACAGTATTAGAATAGTTAATATGTCTTCTTACAATACTCCAGAAATCAAGGAGGTTCACAATAAAGATTGGGTTTCTTTTGGTAATAATAATGACTACTTCGATAAATTAATTGAAAGGTATTTAGACAGTCCTACTAATGGTAGGTGTGTTAACGGTATTGTTGATATGATTTATGGTAGAGGATTAGAGTCTACAAACTCTGAAATCTTCCCTGAACATTATGTTTATATGAAAAAGCTACTTAGACCAAGAGAGGTTAAAAGGCTTGTTAATGATTATAAGTTGTTAGGTCAAGGTGCTATGCAATTAACCTACAATAAGTCTAAGACAAAGATATTAAAAGTATCTCACTTTCCTATGGAAGCACTTAGAGCTGAGAAAGCAACCGATGGTAAGGTAAAGGCGTATTACTATCACCCAAAATGGAAAGATTGCAAGACATCTGATAACCCTAAAAGAATACCTACATTTGGTAATGGTACTAAATCACAAGTTAATGAACTTTATGTATTTAAGCCTTACAGAAGTGGTTTCTATTACTATGCGACTGTTGACTATCAAGCGTGTTTACAATATGCTGAATTAGAATCAGAGGTATCAAATTATCATATTTCAAACATACAGAATGGTCTCCAACCAAGCTTATTTGTAAACTTTAATAATGGAGTTCCTAATGAAGAAACTCAAAACGCCATTGAAAACAAGATTAATGATAAGTTTTCAGGTAGTTCGCAAAGTGGTAAAGCAATTATAGCATTTAACGAAAGTGCTGAAACAAAAGCAGACATAGAAGCTATTCACTTACCTGATGCTCACGCACAATATCAATTCCTTTCTGACGAAGCAAGAGAAAAGATAATGTTAGGACACGGTATTGTATCACCAATATTATTAGGTATTAAAGATAATACAGGATTTGGGAACAATGCAGAGGAATTACGTACAGCGTCTGTTTTAATGGACAACGTTATTATAAGACCTTTGCAAGATGGTATTATTTATGGTTTAACAGAAATACTTGAATTTAATAAGATATTCCAAGATTTATACTTTGTTACATTACAACCTATTGAATTTACTGAGTTAGAAAATATATCTACTAAAGTAAGAAAAGAAGAAGAGACAGGAGAGAAGCTTTCTTCGGAAAAAGAAGCAGAAGACTTTTCGGATGAGGATGGTGATAACCTATATGACCAATTAGAAGGATTAGGAGAGGTTTTAAGCGATGATTGGGAGTTAGTCCATAGTGAAGTATATCAAGAAGAGAATGAGTCCGTTAAAATGGCTGAAATAAAGTATTCAGATAAATCATCTTCAGAGGACAATAATATTTACAAGATAAGATACGCTTATTCACCTCAAAGAAAATCAGAAGGAAGTAGAACGTTTTGTAAGAAGATGGAGAACTTAACAGGGAAAAAGATTGTATTCAGGAAAGAAGATATTAATATGATGTCTTTTAGAGGTGTTAATAAAGAGCTTGGTCATAACAGAAACAACTATTCTCTGTTAAAATTTAAGGGAGGAAAAAACTGCCACCATTATTGGGAATTGCAGGTTTATAAAAAATCAAGTGGTAAGAGGGTTAATGAAGATACTGCTTATGGAAAGGGTCTTGATAAGCCAAACAATCCTGTAGAAATTACTGAAAGAATGGTAGATAGACCAGATAAAGGTGCATACCCAAGTGTATTAAGTAGAATCAGAAAAATCATAGGGAAATAATGAAGGCGTTACTAATAACAGTACAAGATTTAAAAGCAAAGTCAATCATAAGTGGAAACACAGATGCGGATAAGTTAATTCACTATATTGAGGTGGCTCAAGATATTCATATCCAAAACTACTTAGGTGGTAGGCTTTATGACAAACTACAGGCATTAATAATATCAGGAGACATAGACTTACCTTTAAATAGCGATTACAAGGCTCTTAGAGACACTTATATTAAACCTATGCTAACTTGGTTTACTCAAGCAGAGTACTTGCCATTTGCTATGTTTAAAATAGATAATGGAGGTGTTGCTAAACATAGAGGAGAAGAGTCTGAAACGGTAAACTTTAGCGATATTGATAGAATGATGAGCAAGATAAACGATAGAGCTGAGTTTTACACAAGAAGATTTTTAGATTATATATGTAATAATAGCAATAAGTACCCAGAATATTCTAACAATAATAATGGCGATATGTACCCAGATAAGGATGCGGATAGTTTTACAGGATGGGTTTTATAATGGAAGTAAATAAAAGAAAGACATATAAAACAAAAAAGGTTAACATTATAAAGCTATATGCTTTTTATAAAGAAATAAACAAAGAAAATAAAGATGGCAATAAATCCAAGTAATTTAATTAACGTAGGGGCAAGTCCTAATGATGGTCAAGGAGATGCTTTAAGAGACTCTTTTATTAAGACTAATGATTTAGCTATAGACTTAGATGCAAGGGTGATTGATAACGCTAATGATATTTCACAAGAGGTATCTGATAGAGGTAATGCAGATAACACCTTACAGTCTAATATTGATGCAGAGGCAACAACAAGGTTAAACGATGATACAACTTTACAAGATAATATAAGTTTAGAATCTACAACAAGATTAAACAACGATAATTTATTACAAGGCAATATTGATTCCGAAGAAGCTAATAGAATAAATGCTGATACAACTCTGCAATCAAACATTGATAGCGAATCAACAACAAGATTAGAAAATGATAATACATTACAAGATAATATTGATGCTGAAATAAATTTAAGAGAAAGTGCCGATAACACTTTGCAATCTAATATTGATAATTTAGATATAAGAGTTGCTTTAAATGATGTTAAAGTTGGTATTACACCAACTCAATCAAGTAATATTGTTACTAACAACGCAAAAGTTGGAATCACTACTTCGCAAACTAATGATATAATTGCCAATAATTCTAAAGTAGGTATTACTACGCAACAAGCGAGCGATATCGTTTTAAACAATGATAAAGTTGGAATAACAAGCGGACAAGCCAACGAAATAATAGCTAACAATTCAAAGGTTGGATATACAGAAGCATTAGTTTCAGCTAACTCAAATGTAGTTGCTAATACTTCAAAAGTAGGTATTACTATTGACCAAGCAAGTGATATTGTTACAAATAATTCTAAAGTAGGATATACAGAAGCATTAGTTTCAGCAAATACTGATGTAGCGGCGAATACAGATAAAGTGGGTTATACAGAAGCCTTAGTTTCTGCAAATACAGATGTAGCAGCAAACACTTTAAAAATAGGTTATACAGAAGCAGCAGTATCAGCCAATACAGATGTAGCGGCGAATACAGATAAAGTTGGAATTACAGTCCAACAAGCTTCAGATATAGTAACTAACAATGCTAAAGTTGGAATCACAACACAACAAACAAGTGATATAACAACAAACAATTCTAAAGTTGGTATAACATCAATTCAAGCAAGTGATATAACAGATAACAATGCAAAGGTTTCAGACGTTAACCACGTTGCAATAGAGTTGCCAAATGCAGACAATACAAGTGATGTTAATAAACCAATATCAATAGCTACGCAATCTGCTTTAGATTTAAAAGTTAATAAAACAGAAAACGAATTAAATACTGAAAACATATTTAAATCAGTAAGTTTTGCAATGGATTATTCTGATAGGGTTAGAGATGATAGTGGAACTATTGAAAGCAGAGAATGCGTAATGAATGAATATTTAAAAATTATAAAATAATGGCAACAACACCAAGTATAGCAATGATACCTTCTGGGTATCAAGCAGAGAAAATTTACTCTGTATTACCTACAAACGGAGATGCAGATTTAAACTTCTCACGTTCAGGAGTAGCAAATAGGATTAATTCAGATGGATTAATAGAAGAAATGGCTATAAATGTGCCACGTTTAGATTATAGTAATGGCACTTGTCCTAGTTTGTTGTTAGAGCCACAATCAACAAACCTTATTACTTACCCTTTATCATTCGGCAATAGTTATTGGACTAAAACCGGTGCAACGGTTGTGAGTGGGCAATCTGCACCAAGTGTAAACAATCCTTTAGGTGCTTTTAAGTTGGTGGAGGATACGAGTACGGGTAGTCATAGTATAGCCACTTCAAACATTACAGTTACAGCGTTATCAGATTACACTTCTACTTTTTATGTAAAAAAATTAGATATGAAATATATTGCCATAGGGATATCTCACAACGCTACTAATGGAGCATTTGTTCAATTTGATTTAGATGAGGGAACTTTAGTTGAAGCAAGGTCGGCAGGTCTTATATATACAGCTCCAACAGGAAAAATAGAATTACTTTCAAATGGTTGGTACAGAATAAGTATGACAAGCACAACAACAGGTACATTTTACTTTCCTACTATATTTCTAAGTAAATCTTTAATGTCAGGTAGCGGAAGTCCATTAGCTACTGAATACAACTACACAGGCGATGGAACATCAGGAGTCTATATATTCGGAGCACAAATAGAGCAACAATCTTACGCAACATCTTTAATGCTACCAGCTACAGAAGGCTCTACGGTTACAAGAGTAGCGGAAACTGCTGGTAAAACAGGTTTAGAAAATTATATAAATAGTGTGAAGGGAACTTTGTTTGTTGATTTGAAAACATTAGGGGATGGAACAGACTTATTAACTTTCGGATTATTCGGTATAAGTGATTTTTTAGCTGTTCTTTACAGAACAACTCCAGGAGTAGTTTGGCTTCAATATCGAACAGCAGGAGTTACAAATACTATTGAAAAGACGGGAATTACTCATAATATTGATAGCAAAATAGCAATTTCTTGGGATGTAAATTATTTAAAATGGTATGTCAATGGTGCATTGATTTACACCTCAAGTTCTTTTAACTCTTATTCGAGCAGTATTTTATCAGAACTTTTATTTGATAATATTGGTTCTACAGAACCATTTAAAGGAAAGGTTAAATCCTTAAAAGTATTCAAAACAGCTCTATCAGATGCAGAATTAACAACTTTAACAACAATTTAAGAGTAATATTTACCCTTGTGTAGCTATCAAGGGTAAATTTTTACATAAGAAACGCAATAGGATAAGATAATTAAAAAATCTTTACATAATAACCAATAGTTATAACCATAAGTGAACATAATATGAACATAGAAAAATACGCTTTTACAAGCAAAGAGCAATTTAACGCAAAGTTTGAAGCGTTACACATAGAAGACAAAGAGGGTAATTTAATACCTGACTTTAAATTCTCAATAGTTGAACTAGGGCATATTGTATTAGCCGATGCAACATTTGACGAAGAAGGCGAAGAGTTAACGGAGATAGTTATTTCAGAGCGTTACCACGTAGACGCAATGTGGCACGGACAAGATGACCATCCGTATGGTTGGAAGTCTTACAAGGTAGATTTTTATGAAGGACAAGGGATGCATTCTTTCGCAGGTGTAGATTACCAAACGCATAAATTCTAACACATAATGAAATTAATTGATTTGAAAATATACGGATTAAACGGTTTAGCTATGGCTTTAAATTTTACTACTATTGAGTTAGGATTAAAAATCGTTTTGACTTTAGTTGTAATTGGTTACACAATCCAAAAATGGTATTTAATGAATAAAAATAAATAAATATGAAGCTAACAAATAATTTCTCTAAGTCTGAATTTGAATGCAAATGTGGTTGTGATATGCCTATTTCAGTTTTAGACAATGTTAAACTGTTAGCAATACAATTACAGACCATCAGGGATTACGTAAAGCAACCTATAAAAATTAATAGTGCTTACAGATGTGAAGTACATAATAGTCTTATAAATGGTTCTAAAAGAAGCCAACATAAATTAGGTAAGGCTTCTGATATAACTATAAATACTTTTACACCTAATGAAGTTGTTGATGTTGTAAATAATTTACTTACAAATGAGATGTTAGGTTCTTTTTATATTGGTGGTATTGGTAGATATAATACGTTTACGCATTTAGATATTAGGGATTATAAAGCACGTTGGGATAACAGAAAATAAATATGGAAATAAATTTAGTATTATTAGCACCAAACGCAATGATGGTTGGATGGCAGTATTTTAAACCTGAAAAGGGTTTTGAATTTAAAGAGGTTAATGTATTTATATTATACTTTCAAATACAATTTAGATGGGCATAATTGGACTTATTGGAAATTTATTAGGAATTGGTAAAGACTTTTTATCTAATAAATCTAAATTAAAGCAAATAAAACTTGAACAAGAATTTGCTATTATAGAAGCACAAACAAAAGCAAACGTTGATAGAATCCTTTCTAATACAGATAGCGACAATCAGATTGATTTAATAACTGCACAAGACAAAAAGCATAGTTTTAAGGATGAAGTTGTAACATACTTATTTTTAACACCTGTTTTTATCGCGACTATTACACCTTTTATTATAGCGGTTAAAGAAAGTAACTTTATAAACCTTTCAGAAGATATTAGGATTTCTTACGAGAATCTAAATCAATTGCCTAATTGGTATAAATACGTTTTAGGTGCTATTGTTATTGATGTACTTGGGTTCCGGTCTTTTGCAAGAAAATTAGTAGATAAGTATATTAAATAGTTCTTTGTCCAAATTTCAGTTATGGAATACTTTCCTTTAGACTCAATTCAGAATTCCTCTGCTGATTTCCTAAACCTAATAATACCTCTACAATAAACACAACTGCTGATACAGTTAATACCGCCTGAAACCCCAGACCTAAATATTCGTTTATCTTCAAGCAAAGAACTTATTAATAATACAAATATACATTTATTTAAAAGTAAAACAATATTTATCTAAATTTAATATTGAATACATTAGAATATTTACTATATTTGTGTATGCCTTTAAGGAAAATACATAAAAGAAAGGATAATAGCTTTTCACTACATAGCGTAGAATATACGGACACCTACACTAAGGATATGGATGAGGAGGGATTGAAAATACTTAAATGGAGTATGTTTGATAGTCCTGACAAATTAGGTAGCGGAAAGTACTTTATGGAAAGTGAGCCTGTTTTTATTTTAGACGAAGTGTTTAGAAAAGAAAGATTATCAGGGTTTATTCTTCAAGGATATGTAAGTAAGAATTATGCTGATAAATTAGCAGTACCTAGTAATAGTGGTCATAGAGTTGGTAAATCTATTAAATTTAGATGCATCAGCTCATCAAAAAGATTAAAACTCATTAGAGGACTTATACAATACGGAATAGAAAGAATACAAGTATCAGATGAATTTATATACTTTGATACTGATAACTACCTAAAAGAACCAAGCTTTACCTGTTTTTAATTGTTTTTATTTGTTTTTTTGTTTTTAGAGAGGTAGGTCAAAAGCTTACCTCTTTTTTGTTAAAGAAATGTTAAAGTTTTCAGAAACACTTTCCCAATCCAAATAAAAGACTATATTTGTAAAACAATAAAACAAAATAAATTATGGAAGAATCAGATTGTTGCGGTGCTGAAAGATGGTACGAAACAGACCTTTGTAGTGAATGTAAAGAACATACAGATTTTAACGAAACAGATGAATAATATGAGTAAGTATAAACAATTGTTGGACAGGTTAATTATCGCAAGTGTAGATAATGTTTTAATTACTAAAGAATTAGAGAGCCTAAGATTAGAGAGTATTTCTTTTGAACAGAGCAATATTAATTATAGCGTGACTGTACAGGTATTAAGAAATGAGATTGAAGACCTAAAAAACATAAAACTATAATATGAAAGACTTAGTAGATTACAAAAATTACAGAATAGATGCTTTACAAAAAAAAGTATTTGAATTAGAGCAAAAGACATCAACCCTAGAAACTTATATATTTGAGTTGACAGATAAAGATTGTCCAGAAGAGTATAAAAACATAGTAAAGAACGAATTATTAAAAACAGATTAATTATGACAATTTTAGAAAAATTACAAAAGATTCAAGTAGAGCTTAAAGCTCCTAAAGGACAAACAAATGCTTTTGGTAAGTATAAGTACCGTTCAGCAGAAGACATCTTAGAATCAATTAAACCA